TAAGCTGTAAATACTGATTTTATTCCTAAATTTCCTAATGTCTGCAATATTACAACTGCTTTATTTTTATCTCCTTCTGCTAAAGCTATGCAAAAACCAAACGGAAGTACTTCTGCCTGTGTAGATTTTTTCTCAACTGTCGAATTATCTATAGCATCTACCAATTCTGATTGAACACCATATTCTCCTGTTTTTATAATTCCTGATAATACTGTTCTCAAAAAAAAACTTTAGGGGAAATTTTCAAAAAATGACGGGATACTATCATTTCTTCAAACTTCAACAGGTTAATTATATCATACTGCTTTTGTTAATTGTGTTAATTTGGTTAATCTTTCAGCAATTTTGATATTATTTGAGAAACCCTACCATGAGTATATCCCACATCTTTTGCAACCTCTGAAACTTTCTTTCCCTCAATGTATCTTAAAACAAATATTTCCTTTATTGTTACATTGTCTATATTATCAATAAACTCTTCCACCTTTGTATTATCACTCTTGGCTTTGCTGACTTCCTGCTCCCACTTTTCCAGATTACGTATTCGCCTATCTGATTCCACAGGTTCTTCCATCTGAACCGCCATATGAGTTTCAATGTAAGGATGTTCATTCATTGAACTTCTGACTTTCCCGTACACTGTCGGAATATCCTTGTACTTTTCATCTTCAATTTTTTTCATATTGCGTTCAATCAGTCTTTCATTGACCTTGTACGCTTCCAGTTCTTTTCTAGTCACTTTACCATTCCTTTCTCTATTTTTCTGCATAAAAAAAAACAACCACCGAATATTGGTAGTTGGCTCTTTCTGTTGCTCTTATTTGTCCGGATTTGATACAATTTCCTTAACAATATCAATTATGGATATTATTGAATCAAATGTTTGGATTATTGCTAAAAGCACAACAACTAATGTTGCTATTGACAATTGCTTTAATGAGCATATTAAGAA